CAACTTTGGATTTAGATGAGTGTGTTTTTGCTGATATTAGGGAAAAGAGAGGGTATAAAGTTGAAGTAGTATTTGAAGAAGAAACTAGAGATATTATTGAGGAGTGGCTTAGTTATAGAAAAGAAAATATGGATGGATTAGAAGTAGATAATCTATTTATCTCTAAGTATAAAGGTGAATATAGAGCTATGAGTAAAGGTAATCTCCAAAACCGAATAAAAAAGATAGGAAAAATAATTGGTATAGATGATTTTCATGCCCATTGTACTAGAAAAACCAAAGCTAATTTAATTACTGAAATAACAGGAGATATAACTTTAGCGAGTGAATTTTTAAATCATAAATCAATCGAAACAACTAGAAGTTCTTATATAAAGGCTAAATCTAAAACCGAAACTAGAAATAAGATTAGAGAGTTAATGGATAAAAATTCAAACCAATAAAACAAATTTTAGGAGGTGTCTATATGAAAATTATAATTGCACTTCTTCTACTGTGCATAATTAAAATATCAATCCAATACCTCCACATTAAAAGCAAAATCAATCAAAGGAGGTAAACAAAAAATGGATCAAATATTAATAACATCAATCTCAACATTAGGATTTGGAACTGTAGCGTCCTACTATCTTTGGAAAGAGCTAAGAAAAAAAGATGATGAACACAAAGAATATACTAATAAACTTGTAGATGAAAGAATTGGTGATTTAAAACAGGAAGTTAAGGAGTTGAAGGAAAGTAACGAAAAAGAAAGAGAAAGTTACAAGATTGAAAAACAACAAAACAACAAAATGCTACAAGATATGATTGAAACAAATAAGCAATTAGCAGATACAAACATGAAATTAAATGATAGCTTAACTAATATAGATGAAAAAGTAGATAAGATAGGTGAAAAAGTAGATAAGATAGATAAAATAATCGAGAACATTAATAAATAAAAAAAAGACATAGCGGTAAGGCTACGTCTTAGGGTTGAAACGCAAATGAATATTATATTTGTGCGAAAAATACATAATTACTTGCAAATTAATTATAACAAAATAAAATATAAAAATCAAGGAGGAATATAAAAATGGAAAGTTTTTTAACATGGGAATATGTTGCTAGTTTTATGGGTATTGTATTTAGCACATCGATGGTAGTCGAATTTTTAAAAGAGTTACCTTACATAAAAAGAATCCCAACTAAATATTTTACAGCTATGGTTTCTTTTGCATTGATACTATTTGCTTCAATCTTCTTAGGTGATTTTAAACTAGTGGATTTACCTTTAATGATGTTAAATGCTATCTTAGTTACATTTACAACAAGTGGACAATATGATTTCCATTATAGAAAAGTTAGATTAATAGAAGATAAACCACAAGATGAAGTTGAAAATGATATTACAGTTTAGATGAGTAGAGTTTTATTTACTCTATTTTTTTAAAGATAATAAAATCAACATTTTATCACAAAATCCAACTTTAAGAATGGCTCTATCACTAGCTTCTAGAGGTTGGATTTTTAAAAATTAAAGAAAGTAGGTGGTTTTGTGGCAAATTATGTGCTATTCAATGTTCAATGTGAAAAAATAATAAAAACTTATGGTGTTACAACTACTACAGAAGAAGAATTATTTAAAAACAAATATGATAAGAAATTTATATATTCTGCTACTCTATGGAGTGATACAGATTGTGAATTTATAGGTAGTATAAATAATGTTGTTTCAAGTATAAAACTTAAAGGGAATCAATTAGCTACCTTGGAGAATTTTAAGCCTTGGGATAGTTTAAAAATCATAGCTCCTATTGGAACTAATTATGACATTCTTTTGGGATTGTAGGTGATAGGTATGAATTTTATAAATAATAATAGATTCGGAATATCTAGCAATGTACTTACAATTGGTGATATTCAAGACTTACAACAGCAAATTTCAGATTTTAAAGCTTTTGTTGGCTACACTGATGATGACATTGTTGGTGTTGAAGTGGATTTTAAGAATAGGAAATTCACAAGGCTTGCAGGTGCAATTAATAGAACACCAGGTGCAGGGTTTGATGATGTAAAAGCATTTGGTGGAAGAAAAAGATGTATTTTAACAGATGATGGTGTTGTTTTAGCTTATCATGGTGAACCTGGATATACTGAAACAGGAAAACTGACCCAAGAAATAACCCTTGGTGAAGAAGAAAATGCTGTTACTTATCAAGTTGGTACACCAGTTCAAGTTATGGTTGAACAACCAAAGTTTTATTATAAAGTTGTACCATTACAACTTGAAAAAGTTGAAGGTGGTAAAGGCTTTCACATGAGAAAAGCAAGATATTATGTATCAGATACCATGAAAGTAGGTTTCAAAGTACATCCTGCTTTTGTTAGAAATGGGGTTGAAGTTGATAAAATTTACTTATCAGCATATGAAGGCAGTATTTATGATGTATCTGCAGGAACTTATTTATTAGCTGATGAACAAATTGCTGATTTTAATGCAGATAAGCTTTCATCAATTGCTTACGCAAAACCTGCAAGTGGTTTAACTCAAAACCTTACAAGGGCAAATACAAGAAAGCTTGCTGAAAATAGGGGTGCTGGCTGGCAGCAAAAAGATGTTCTTTGTGCTTCAGCAAGTCAAATGCTTATGATGATTGAATATGCAGCTTTTAATATGCAAAGTGCTATTGGTTTAGGTGTTGTAAATAAACCTTCAGGGGAAGGTAATGAATCTGAATTAACAGGTGCAACTTCAAACCTTGGTAATGCTTCAGGAATGGCTGTTGGAACAAATGGATTAGTTTCTATAAGTTACAGGGGTGAAGAAAACTTTTGGGGCAACATATGGAAGTGGATTGATGGCTTAAATGTTTATATTGACCCTGATACAGGAAAAACAGATGCTTATTGGGCTGCTGAAGATTTTTCAGATGATACTGGTTCTGCACCATATAAGCATGTCGGTTTTAATCTGGCACCAAATACTAATGGTTATGTTTCTGCATTTGGATGGTCAGAAGAATGTGATTTCTTATTCTTGCCAACAGAAACACTTGGCAATTCTCTCCTTCCAGTAAGCGATAGATTTTATAACACTCAAAGAGGTTGGTGGGTTGCCTGTTTGGGCGGTTATTGGATTAATGGCTCGGCTGCTGGTGCTTTCAGTTGGAGTGTGAATAATTCGTCTGCTACTCGTGATCGGAGTATCTGCGGCGGGGCGGTGTATGTACCTGATGTAGCTTAATTTAAAGTTTATATATTCTTGGGCAATCAATAACCTGATACGCAATTAAAAGTTTAAGATAGTTTCAGTTGGTTAACAGCTATCTTGAGTGGTAATTGGAATAATGGTTCTAATACTGGTAGCTTCAATTGGTATTAAACCTATTCAACAATTTGCATATGATTATTACCTGCAAAATATTTATAAGAAAGGTGGAATTCAAACATGATTGATCATGGAAAAGTCAGAAGCACTGTTGCACCTGAACCAATGGTTGTTGATGAATTCAGTGTGTGGGTTCATTCCAATATCACACCAGTGGAAGAAGACAATGGTGAAGAAACTTTTGTTGGCTTTGAATATGACATGGTTCAGTATGATAAAGATGAATATATCAAAATCATAACTGAAAAAAATCAAAGTGCTGAAGCACAATTAACAGATGTTCAACTTGCCCTTGTTGAACTTTATGAAGGGACGGTGTTATAAATGGCAAAAGTTTATGCTGCTTTAATTAGAAAAGGATTAAAAACCATTGAAGAAGTTCCTGAAAAAATAAGGGCAGAAGTTCAAGCAGTATTGGATGATTACAATGCTGCTTAATTTCTATTCTTATTTGGAAAGGTGTAAAAAACTTCAATGAAGTTCCTGACAGGATAAAAGATCAGGTCAGACAAGTTTTAATTGACCTTAATTGGATGTTGGTTTTGCTATATGTATAGGGCATTTTACTGTCCTTACATATAGTATTATAATCAATTTATTAAATTATATACATTGGAATAAAATTGTTCTTTTATAACAAATTTACACCCTCTAAACCTTGTGTTTGAGCCACTTTGAAAAGTCAAAATATCGAAACTCAACGTTTTAGCCAGTTTTTAAGGTTAATGTATATTTATTCACATATTTTGTATATTTATACGTATAATATTATAATTTTAGGGAGGTAGTCTTGATTGACCACTTCCCTATTTTTTTAGGATTTAATTATGTTGTTTTCTAAGAAATCTTTCCTAGAAACTAATTAGGATTTAATTATGTATTTTTAAAATCATCATATTTCTGTTTTTAATTTATTATTAATTTTATTTACGAGTAACTTATTTAAGAATATCTTTAGGGTTATAGTAATGCTTTCTGCA